CACCCCATCGTCATTGTTGATGAGATCCGCCCATTGAAAGACGGCTACTATACCCTTGAAACCGCTATTGCCGCCGTTGTATCTAGCCAGCAGGAAACAGGCATCAACTATGAGAGGACAGGACTTATCATTACCTATAAAACGGGTGAATACGAAATGGAAACCCGGCAGTTTCAAGGTGCGGTGTCTGATTTTAATGAGGTGGCACTTTGGAAGAACTTTGGCGGTGAAGGTTCGAAAGTGGAACTTGGTGATGCTCCCGAAGAGGGGGGCGATAAAGCCCTCTCAACCGGTGGTGCGTATGATTGCATCCCTGTGGACTTTTCTCTTGACACCGAGACTGAAGGCGTTGTCAAAATTCAAATGGTCAACGCCAAAGGCGAAGGTGTCGGCGAAGAGAAACAGTTTCTTGTCGGTACCGGCGGTGGTGGAGGAGGTGGTGGTACTATTGTGGCCATTGCTTTTGAATCCTCTCCCGTTTACGGGGCATACGGTTCACCTATCAAGGGACGTGCGGCTGTCCGTTCCGTGACTAGCGGCGGTGGCATTGAAACAGAGAATTCCATTGAAACGCTTGAGATAGTTGACCGTGACAGCGGTCTGACCGTGTGGGCGGAACGTGTCAACAGACCGAGTTCCGGTGATTTGACCGATTACACGTTCGAGCTTGACTTCACTTCGTTCTTCACAGCTGCGGGTTCCCGCAAGTTCAAGCTTGTGGCTACCGATGATTCCGGGAATACCGGAAGCAAGAACATTTCGGTTACTGCCGTTGATATAACCTGTACCTGCGTGCAAGTGTTGCAATACAGCCCGGACACGCCCGTAACTCCGACAACAGGAAGCGTTACCATCCCCCTGTACAAGTTCGCCAACAACCAGTCGGATAAAGGCATTTCCGTCCGGGTGGACATCAAGATTAATGGAGAATGGCATCTTCTTGCTACAACCGCCGTCAATGACAGTTTTACCCATTCCATTACCCTGCATCCGTCAGAACTGGGCTTGTCACATGGCAGCTACCCGCTCCGCATACAGGGAACTGATATAGCCAGCGGTGCAAAAGGCAATACCATCTACACGGCTGTAATGGTGGTGGAAGAGGGGAATGAAACTCCGATAGTGTCGTTACGGTACGATGATACGACCGGCGGTACAGTGCGCCTGTACGACACATTGAAACTCGATGTCGCGGTTTACGTCCCCGGCAAGTCGCAGTCCCATGTCGCCATATTTGCTAATGGTATACAATTCACGCAGCTTCTCGCCCTTAATACTCGTAGTTATTCTGTTTCACAGCAGATAAAAGGGTATGCTGACGGCACAGCGGTAACCTATAATGCTATTGTCAGTGCTGTATCGAGTGACAATATCATTGTTACTGTTGACGGATCGGCCATCGACGCCGAACTGACTTCCGGTACTATCTACGACTTTGATTTTTCGGGACGCTCCAACGATGAAGCAGACCATAGCATCACGTCGAACGGTTATGAGTTGAAACTGGCCGGTGCAAACTTTACCAGCAACGGATTCGGTACCTTCCTCGGCAAGAATTGCCTGCGCATCGCGGAAAATGTAACCGGACAGCTCAACCATTATATGTTCGGCTCTTCGATGTTGGAGGCTACGGGCGGGGCGATACAGTTCACCTTTGCGACCAAGAACGTGAAGGACAAGAACGCAAAACTGATGGAGTGTTACGACGAGAGTTCCGGCGCCGGCTTCTATGTGACCGGCTCAAAGGTGGGCATCTACTGCAAGAACGGCATAAGGTCGCGTGAGGAACGCTCCTACGAGCAGGGCAAGGAGATAACCGCCGCTATTGTCGTAGAGCCTACAAGCATATACATTGAACGTGGCGGCATCAAGTATTCAATGATATGTCTCTACCTTGATGGCGAACGTGTCGCGGCCCTCGGCTATGTGGGTGGCACCGGCAATCTTTTCCAGGATCGCAATATCAAATTCAATGGAGAGAGAGGCGACCTTTACCTCTATAACCTCTGTGCGTGGAACACCTACTTTGAGTGGGCGCAAGCACATAAGAACTACCTTGTCCGGCTTACTGACACGGAAATAATGGTCAAGGAATATGAGTTTGAGAATGTGCTTGTCTCACAGACCGCTGAAGGCACGACGATGTTACGTCCTAGTGCCGCAGAACTTTATGCGCGCGGTATTCCCTATATTGTGGAAGTAGCATCGGATGAAAGCTTCAATGAGTTTGACAACGGTGTTTCGACAAGCGACAACTTCACCGTCGACCTTTATTACTACGACCCCGTTCATCCGTGGCGTTCATTTGTGGCACGCGGCGTACGCAAACGCAGGCAGGGAACCACATCAGCCAAACGTTGCAAGAAAAATCCCCGTTATTATCTCGGCAAGGCGAAGGAGATTGTACCGTTGTTCCCGGACTATACCAATGCTGATGCACTGTTAACCTACGCTCTTTTCAAGCAGAAAAAAGTGCGTGTGGGCGAGAATACCATCCCGGTGGATATCATCACCGTCAAGATAGACTTCTCTGATTCCAGCGGTGTGAACGATTGCGGCACTTGCGACATGATGAACTACACCTACCGCTCTCTCGGTGGCGACTACCTGACCCCTGCCCAGCGCTTCTTTGACGGCACATATGACTTGGGTGACATACACATCGAAGGCTTGGAGATGAATCACTCGACCGCCAACCACCCGGTGTGCGTGTTCCGTTCCACATCGGACACGTTGCAGAATGTCTACTTCGAGGCGCGTGGTAACTGGAAAGAGGACAAAGGCGAACAGACCGCCCTTGGGTTCATGAACACTCCCGGTTACAACCTCGGCTGTCTGAACTATCAGGACGCATCGTTTGTCGAGTTCTTCGGCCGCGCAGAGGAAACGCTTGACCAGATAGAGGAACGCTTCAAGGCTACAGACGGACTTGATACGGGTATGCTCTACCTGCTGTCTTTGTATTGCGGGCGTGACTACCGCTTCATGCGTTACGTTGACGGCGCATGGAAGGATACAACCGGTTCAATGTATCAGGAAGATGGCAAATGGCTCATTGAGGGTGATGTACTGAACCCCGTTGAAGGTTTTGAACTACTCGTGTACCAAGGGATGTGTTGGTGGCGCGGTGTTTCTTCCGTTGAGGATATGATGAAACCCAGCTCAATGAAGTCAAGTTGGGTTCAGAAACTCATCGACAAAGGTGAAATATCCGGCGACACATTCCCGGCATGGACATACTATTTCGAGTGTATGGTTGACAATGACCAGCTCGCCATCGACTATGCGCTCGGGAAGAAAGTGCCTTACCAGCTCTATAATATGCTGCGCTTCTGTGATACTTGTAACAAGGACAACGATGCCCAGTGGCAGGAGAACTGGCGCAATAATCTGCGTCTGCACGCCAACCCCAAATCAGTGATGAGCTACTACGGCTTTACCGATTACGCCTGCGGCAAAGACCAGCAAGCAAAGAATATGCAGCCCATGTGGTTCTTGGAAAGCGGGGCGAGCGTTACCAAGGGCGTCTATTCACCGAACGCGCTTATCATGTATCTTAACAAGATATATGATGCTGACGGTGTGAACGACAAGGACAATGACGGCGGTTGCGATACCGACCCCGAAGTAGACCCCGGCAAACCCTCGACAGATACGTATACCAACCCGTTTGCAGGGTGGAACAGTATCCTTTGGGTGTGTTGTAGGGAACAGCAGGAGGTGTTGCTTGTCGACGGAAACACCATAGACCTGCGCACGGTCATCGCGGCTATGCGCTCCTGCCAAATAGAAGTGGACGGTCAAATGATGAAACCTTTCTCACCGGATGGTGCTATCTATTTTTATTGTACCAAACGGCAGTTGGTATGGCCGAAAGTGGTCAGCTCTTACGATGGCTACCGGAAGTATATCCAGTACACCGCCACCTCGGATGCTATCTACTTCTACGCTCTGCAAGGGCTTGGATTGACATCGCTTCCGGCATTTATCCGTACTCGTTGGCGCATCCGCGACGGTTATTACCAGACCGGAGACTTCTTCAGCGGTGTTCTGTCCGGGCGTATCGCTTGTGGTGCAGATGCGACAATAACTATCATGGCAGCGGCAACCGGTTACTTCGGTGTTGGCAATGACGCATCGGGCAACCTCTCGGAGAGTTGTTACCTCGAAGCCGGACAAAGCTACACATTCACCAACTTTGCCAAAGATGAGGGTGCATTGCTGTACATCTACCAAGCCGACCGGATGAGTAGTATAGATCTCTCCGCATTGACGCTTAGTGACAACTTCGATTTCTCGGTCATGAGTCTTGTGGAAACCCTTGTCACAGGTGGAGAAAACCATGTCGAACGTAGTATGGGTTACAATAAACTGGCGGCATATATGCTCGGAGACTTGCCGTTCCTAACCACACTTGATATCAGGAATACCGGAGCAAAGAGCCTTGATGCTTCCAAGTGTCCCCGTATTGAGCATATCCACACCGAGGGCAGTGTATTGGAAAACCTGACTCTTGCAGAGACTTCTCCGATTAATGACATCTCTCTTCCACCAACAATGACAAGCCTCCGTTTTGTCGGTCTTCCTGAACTGACCTATACCGGTCTTTCCGCCCCGTCCGGCCTGCAAATAGAATCTATGCCGAACGTTCAACGTCTGCGTCTTGAAACGTCGCCTAAACTTGACGCCATCCAGATGCTCCGTGACGTCCTCGCTTCACAGACGGAATCCCGTAAACTTTCCATGCTCCGTATCTCGAACATGACACTGAAGGCTGACGGCTCCGAGCTTCTTGCCATTCTCGAATATGGAGTTGCTGGTATGGATGAGGACGGTAACAGACAGGATAAACCGGTGGTCAACGGCACGTACGAGTTGACGGTTATCCGTGAAACGGATGAAATCGAATCCCTTGAATCCGGCATCGACGGCCTTGTCATCCTTACCGTCATCGATGCCTACATCGACCTTATCAACTGGTTCAATAATGAGTCTTATGGCGGGGAACCGTACTACGATAATGTAACGCTGGACAACATCAATGAAGTCCTTGAATATTATAACGGCGAAACTTACGAAGAATATCTCGAACGCTTCGCTGAAGACAATATGGATATTAATGATTTAATTAACAAGTAACTATGACGAATGAACAAAGCGCAACGCTGCTTCGCTTGAACAAACAGGCGCAGGTGGTCGCACTGAACGCCGTTGGATTCTCGGATATCACCGAGAACTCCCGCGCCTCTGAATTTGGACAACGTATCAAGTGGGCTGCCGGCCTGCTTGATTTGAATCTTGCCTGTAACCGCATCTCGGATAACTCCAAATGGTATTTCACCCGTGAGGAATGGGATTCCTTCACGGTTACCAACAAACAGTTGTTTATCAAACGCGGTCTTCGTATCCGTGCGCATGGACACTCCTTCGTAATTTCCGCCCAGGAGTGCTATAATGCCGACATGACTACCACCTTCTACTGGGGCGGTCAGGGCAAAGCCATAGACGGCCTGAATCAAAAAGGACTGGGCGCCATGTATGACTGCTTCACGGGTGAGGAAGATACTGACCTCATTATCGCAACTCTGAAAGACCAAAATAATAGTGGTGTGATCGGTGCGCCAGCTGCCGAAGCCGCCCGCGCCTACCGTGCCTACACTTTGGAAAGTGACGGTATCGAGGATGAATCCAACTGGTTCCTTCCGTCATCCGGTCAAATGCTTCTGATGTATCGTTACCGTGATAAAATCAATGAGATGATGCGTACCTTTTGGAGTAGTGACAGTATGCTGATGACTGATAAATACTACTGGTCATCAACAATTTGGGATACTAACTCCGCCTGGGCGTTCGAACTGAATACCGGGCGTATTACGAATCAAAACAAAAATTCAGCCCTTCTTCATGTGAGAGCTGTTGCTTCCGAATAGTATTAACTTAATATTATACAATAAAATGGATAAAAATATCGCCAGCGCCATGCTTCTGCGCTTGAATAAACAAGACCAGATAGAAGCCTTAAAATCAATAGGTTTTACAACCGTGAATGAAAACACCCCCGCAAGCGACATCGCCAAATATATGCAATGGTCAGGTACGCTTCTTGACCTTTCTTTGGCTACGCTCCGGATTGAAGACGGTGAACAAGTCTTTTTCACGGCTTCCGAATGGAACTCCATGAGCGCGAATAATCGCTCCAAGTATATCCGTATCGGCATCCGACTTCGCGCCGAATGCCACCAGTTCATTATCGCCAAAAGTGACTGCGTTGACGCAGGCGGCAATAAAACGTTCAAATGGGGTGGCTACGGAACTGACCTACGCGGCCTGAAAAACTACGGCAGTGGTAACCAAGGACTCTATGATACCTTCGACGGCAAGGAAAATACCGATGTTATAATAGAAACCCTTGCAGGCGTCAAGGACACCCAGGGAACTGTCGGCGCCCCTGCCGCCGAAGTTGCCAGAGCCTATAAAGCCTGTACGCTTGAATCTGACGGAATTGAAGATACAACCGTGTGGAACCTGCCCGCATTGGGTGAACTTATGCTTATGGCCAAGTATAAAACCGAAATCAATGAGCTCATAACTTCTATGTTTGGTAATCAAAATATATTTACAAACGATTGGTATTGGTCTAGTACCGAATATGACGCTTCCAGCAGTTGGAGCGTGATCTT